TCCGTGAGAACGACACACTCAGATGTCCCATAAATATGACCGGCATAGAACAGAGTTCTACACGGAATTCCAGTGCGTATACTTGTTAAGGTGTTATTGCTATAGTTCCATCTATACAGATTGCAAGCGTTTTCTGCAGTTCGACAAGTAAACCAGATAAGATTATTGTCCCAATCATCAAATAATATACTTGGATTCCAAGAATATCCCGGCCGAACCCCTGTATCTGTATTTGAGATAGCGCCATTACTCCAGTCTATATTCTGGAATAATATGTTAGACGATGCAGGGTTCGTGCATACGAGTCTATGGCTTCTGGCGTCTCTATGGGTTCTGTGGGACCCATAGCTATAGGAGCCAGGGGTTACAGTTCGCGCGTCAACTTGACTAAAATCGTTAACAGCATAACCGAAAACACTGATTCCACCGCTTAATGAATTATTTATTGTGTAGGCAAGTCCATTTCGAACTCCAACGTATTCAATCGGTGTATATGATGTTTCTACAACTGCTGTTAAATGTTTCCAAGCACCAGTGTCAGCGTTGAACATATCGAGAGCATTCCATCCACCGGACTCTCGGAAAGCCAATATCTTATCGTCCAGACATGCGGCCGGATAGACGTTGTTATCATAACCGCTCAAAGGCTGGCTTGTGCTTCTTAATAAGGCCATCGTATTAATGTCGTATACTTGCTGCAAACCTCTTTTTATGGCAACAATATACTTCCCATGTATAGGCCAACCCCACATGTCATCTGGAATATACTTCCTCGCAGACTTGTGTACGCATATTGGACCGTCCGTGTCTATGCGAGCTTTATACTTCTTACCAGAGTCGAGGTCAAATATCTTACCTATATCGGTGTTCAAAGTATTAAACGTATTTATCTGACTCTGGAGGCTGTCTGTAGTTGTCTTGTTAGCCTTAGCAAGGTCTAAGTTGTTGATTTGCTGCTGTAAGACACCAACGGCGCCCGCCTCACCAAGTTGAGACTTAATATAATTAAACCATTCATCAAACTCAGCCTCAAGAAGAGCGGTTATTCCCTCGACCGTTATGGTCTCTAATACACCACTGATGAATGGACAATCAGGTGTGCCGACAAGATTTGTAATATCGGTGCCTAGAATTTCATCCACATTGTGAGTGACTGAAATATGTGCAAGTGGGTGCTGGTGAAGGTCTCCGGAGTCAACTAGCGTAGGAGGTACCGGACTCGCCGCTGGTAATCCTTTTATAACTTTAATAGTGTTCGCGCGGACATTATTTGCAGTATTTACCTCAAGGACAACCGTATCTATCCTATCCAAGGTTAACTCGGACGGCTGAACAGGAAGTGCAAGAGGCGCATCATTGTCCGTCCATGTATTATTGCACCAAGCACGTCCTGCTCCGACAGCAACAGTCATACCAATTCCAGCCGTAACAACAAGAGAGGTTCCTATGTTGGCAAACACTCCGTCATTAATTATACCCTCGAAGAGCCTCGAGAATTGCATTGCGTTATATTTTCGGTCGCCATTGACCGAGTTATAAAATCCAGAAGTTACCATTTATAAACTTCCTCCTTATTATACTCTGCTGAATGTTGGATACACGTCATATCCAGATAAGCTCTGAGATCTAACTAACTCGACGACTCTTGAGCGTGCTTCGAGACCGTATTCATTCTCAATCTGCACAATATCGCCCATGAAGAAATCTACGCCGTATTTGTACATCTTAGTAGTCTCAGCCTGACCCTCGAAATATTGAGTACCCATATTCTCATATAGCTTCTCAAGGCCACGCTGAATAAGCTGATTCTTATATTCTTCGTCCGTAAGCTCATCTCCATCAGCTGTTTGAGACAGGTCTCTTGCGTCAGTGTATAACTCACGTCTGTCCATACCAGAGCCGCCACCAGAGTAGTCAGTGGCTATGGCGGTCTTACGGTCAGGACCCTCTCCCTCACCAGCAACGAGCGTTACTGTCCGTAGCTTTTCGAGGTTTTCAACGTAGTTACTACTGATCAGGTTGTCAAAATTGGGCGAGAAGACCACATAAGGTCTATCAAACTGGTCGTATGACCTATCAACGCCAGAATATAGCTTAAACACCAGTTTATCCATAGCATTGAGAGTCATCTTGAATCCTATACCCCTCGACTCACAGATGGCGGATATGGTCTCGTAGAGGTTGTCGTACGTATACTGTGAGTCAATTGTGAGCGACGTAATAGCTGGGTCATCCGACATCTCAAACTCAATTTCAGATATACGCCTATCTGGGTCTATTGGAGATATAACATTCTCATCAAGGAGTCTCTTGATACCAAGTTGCAGGTTACCAGTCAAGATTGTCTGACTCCAGATGATTCGTCGACTGAGAATATACTCGGCCGAGTGACCACGTACCGTCAAATATGTGCCATTCTCTACGTCCGTATTAATCTCAATGTACTCGACTAGCATGACATGCTCGGAGTCCTTGAAATAAAGGTAATAATCCTGCTGTAAATATAACAAGAGTTCTATGGTCACCTTGGTGTAGATCTCAAAGTCCCCGGCTTTGCTGTATCGATCCGTCCAAATAACAGAGTTAAGGGTATCCAAGACAGCAACAGATTCAAAATTTTTGTTTAACACAACTAGTTCCACTTAGATACCTCCGTAAACCGTCTGGTTTTCAATACGGAATGATAGATGTTCGACTCCAGACTCGGCCGTGTAGGCAAACATGTTCTCTCCAGACTTCAAGTAAAACCAACCAGTATCCCTGTCAAGGCAGTTAACAATATTGTAATAGTCGACTCCACGATGAAGAACAGCAAACTTGTTACCTTTGATAGTGGATATAGTAATCTCGTCACCAGCTATAATAGCTGTACCTATCATGGCAGTCAGTCGACCGGTATCGATCCTGATTGTATCTCGGTTGTCGGTATCGTAGATGGTGATGTTCGACACGTTGCCTGAGGAATTGATTGTAATAGTCACACCAACTTCTTCGTCACCATCATACATTATGGGTTTGACTGTGTCTGTCCTATATGTGCTAATCACAATGAGGTTTTCTACCAAGGATTCGTTTGAGAATGGAAACTCAAACTCTCCTATGGAGCCAGGGCCAGAGAATACAGTTACTGTCTTATCTTTGGAGTAGAAGAATGGATCTGGACAGAGGATTGAGATTGTTGTACCCTCTCTTTTGCTAAATATGTCCGGCTCATTAGATTCAACATAGCCGTAAATATCACAAATCCTCTTGTCGGTCTCAAAGGTAAGTATGATGCGCTTCTTGATAGGAAAATATCGATAAGTGAGATGTCTGGTATCTTCGATTGTCGGCTTTGCAATGAATTCGAGAGACATTACAATGTTCCTAGCCGCTACTCGAGCCGAATTATATACGGCACCATCAAAGGTAGCGATTTCAGTCATGTTTATGTCAGCTTTACTTGGTCCAATGCCGTCTATCCTTCGAACCAGGAGCCCGGATTTCTCCGGAGCTCCCAACTCGAGTTTAAGTTCTTCGTTTAGGTGGTTTGTTATAGTAATAGATCTTATCATTAGCCACCCACCAATCCTTTCAATGCTGAGAATTGATTCCTCGTTCCGCGGTAAATATCGAGTCTTGAAACTGGCTTGGGAGAATATATGTTTTGCTCGAAGTTGAATGATGCCCCTGCTATCGGGACCTTAGCCCCAACTGGCGTCGTACCGTCCGCAGCCGAGCTTGCAATGCTCATGGCCCGATCACGGCTAGCCGACACGTTTATGCTTGCACCTCCAAGTATAGAGTCAATTTTCTTTCCTCCCATTTTGATGTCTGTAAGGTCAAGGACAGGACGTATAGTTGGCTGCATGTCAATGTCGTTGTTGATTGCGTCATGAACTTTGGACATCGCCTCGCGCAACGTACTTAAGGCCGTATCGCCAACGTCCTCAGCCGAGTCTGATACGAGTCCAGAGAACTTTGTCAGTCCCTGGGCAAGCCCCTTATCGAGATTCATACCTATGTCAGCGAAGACTGTCGAAGGAGACTTTATGCCGAGGAAGTCTTTAATACCATCTATAGCGCTGCCAACGACCTCTTTGACCGCATCCCAGACTGCTGTGGCCATTTTCTTTATACCCTCGATGAGACCGAGGATAATGTTCTTACCAATCTCGACGAGCTTCGGACCAAGGTCAAATATAGCTTCGTCTATAGCAGTTATGAGGTTGCCTATAGCATCATATATAGCTTCATAGTTATTCCGTATGGCGTCAGCCAGGCCGTTAATGAAGTTGATTATGAGTTCGAAGGCCGCATCAATAACATCTCCGTACTTCTCGCCAATTCCCCGTATGAACTCTAACACAATATCAATAGCCGCTTTCACAACATCAGCTATGTTTTTGGCTATACCTTCAAGGAAGCTTGCTAATATCTGCATACCAGCGTCCATGATGTTTGGAAGATTCTCGACTATTGCATCGAGAATGTTCTGTATCAAGAAGAATAAAGCATCGACCGCCTTTGGTACAACTGCAATCAAGCAGTCTACTAAAGCCATAAATAACTCTGTTCCAGTCTCAATGAGCTCAGGTATAGAGTTTCGGATTGCTCTTAAAAAGGCGAGTAAACCCTCGGCAACCTTATCAAAGAATAAAGGAATAAGGTCGAGAAGCGACTCAACTATCCTAACTAACGCCGCTGCTCCTACCTCGCCAGACAAGGCCAAGGCAGATATACCCGCTGCGAGCAACACAAGTCCAGCACCTATGCCCGCCATACCTACACCAAGGAGAGCCATTGCCGCTCCAAGCCCAAGTAATACTGGCACGACAGGTGCTAAGATTAGGCCAGCAGCGCCAAATATAGCGAATATCCCAGCTATCTCAAGTAGTCCTTTGCCTATCTCAAGTAGAGACATACTCCCAAACGTCTGTAGCACAGGGGCTAAGATAGCCAAAGCTGCTGCGATGACTCATACGGCCGCTGCTCCAGGCAGTGCTCCAGTCATAAACTGCATAGCGCCTGCTATGACAATAAGAGAGCCGGCTAAAGCAACCATGCTTATAGCTAACTGCTCCCAGGACATCTCTGCCATGTTGCCTAAAGCCTCTGCAAGGATAAGCAAAGCTGCAGATATAGCCACAAGAGCGACACTTGACCCAAGCATGTTATCTGGCATGAGCGCCATAGCTCCAGCTACTATTGCTAATGCGGCTCCTACTCCTAATAAGCCCTTGCCAAGCTGCTCCCAGGACATCTCGCCGAATCTTGACACAGCTTCGGCCATAATCAACATGGCGGCAGAGAGAATCGTGAGACCAGTGGCAGTGGATATAACTTTCTCTGCTCCACCGGTAAGGTTTAGAAATAGAGCAAGTTCACCAAGAACAATAGCAAGAGAGGCCAAACCCTTGATTAATACAGTGGTGTCAAGCTCGCCGAATCTCTCAACTGCTTCGGCTAAAATAAGAATGGCGGCAGACAAAGCAACCATGCCGACGCTGCTTGAGATGCTTAGTTTGCTCTCTCCAATTAGCTTAACGAAGCCGACTAGCTCGGCCATTAGGACTCCAACTCCCAAGAGGCCTTTGCCAAGGCTTGCTATGTCGAGAGCACCAAGCTTCTCGACTGCTTCGGCCAGGACAAGAAGAGCGGCTGAAAATATAACAAAGCTCGTAGCGCCTTTAACCATAGCCCCCTCGTTGTCAGAGAGCGTCTTTGCCGCAATAACAATTGTTGCGGTTAAGGCCCCGATGCCGATGATACCCTTTGTCAGACCGTCCCAGTCAAGGTCGGAGATGTTCTTCATGGCGATCGATAGGATTAAGACCGCCGCAGATAGACCAAGCATTGCTGTGGTTACTTTACCAAGACCCCCAATA